TCTCAATGTCTGGGATTGGTGAACCGTTACGACGAAGCTCGGCCAGCACCGCAAACTCTTCGTGCTCAAGGATCGTGGAGTGGGGGCGCACATCCAGAACCAGATCAACATCCAGCTTTGAGATGTCGTTCATAACAAACTTTTCACGACCAAGCTCCGAATCAAGGACATTGGCCTCGATCTGAGCATTGAGTAGAGCGGGGTTAACGTCATCACCCATTACATCCAAGATCTTCTGGGTCTTCTCTGACTCTTCCTTGTAGAGAAGTAGCCCTGGAACCCCCATGGCCGATCTGATGGCAGTAACGAGGTCATCTCCCCGAAGCATGAGCTCACGGACACGATCTGCACGTGTAAGTTTCTTGTTGAGTCGAACGAAGCGGTATCCGGCCGAGTCTTCGGAGTCCCTAATGCGAATCCAGCGCTCTTCAGGCCAGTAGAACCTAATTCCATACCATGCATGCGTGGCTACATCAAGTTTCCAGTCTCTGAAGTGGGCGAATAGTGGCCCAATCTTGCGCATGCCTGCTTCTTGTTGCAGGGCGAACGACTTGCCTGACAGGTCGGACGGGACTCCGTTGTTCAGGACAGCAACGGGACCTAGCTCATCGATTTCGATCTTTGCTTCCTGAGCCAGCTGCAGATGTAGCTGTCCGCGATCGATGCTCTCCCGAGGGATAAATCTGTTTTCAGCCAGAGCGCCGTCATTAAGAACGACAATAGCATCAGGCTTGGCCATCTCTTGTTTGATTTGCGTCGCATCATCGACGGCAGATCGTTCGGCATAGGCTCCCCCACGTGTGAAGTGGTCTAGAGCTTTAGAACGTCTCTTATTCAGTTCCTGTTGAGGCCAAATCATCATACGGATTGCGCCGTACCGTTCGTTGGTTTCTTCGGCCACGAACGCAGAGGTGAGCCTCATTGGATTGAAGGTGAGTCCGTTATCATCTTCCCACGGAACGACTTCAGGCTCTTCTAGGAAGACGCCATGCACAAACTTGGCGTGGTACCACACCCGGTGCCCATCGTCGTTGATGTCGTAGTAGTAGACGGTCCGTATGGCTAGGCGCTTAGCGCTCGACCAGTACCAGAGGTTCGGATGGTCTTCTTGCTCTGGATTCTGCTGATGCATCTCGTTTTGGTCGACCGCAGCACGCAGGGCTTCTTCTTTGTCTGGCCATAGCTTGAGTGCTTCGTTGAGATGCATCCAAGTTAGGATTCCGGTGTAGAGCGCATCCGAGAAATCAGGTAGCCGGCTGTGCGGATCCCACCAGAGACGATCCCAAGGAAGGTAGCTAAAATCCCAACGATTACGATCCCGCTTGCCATCAGACAGAGGGTCGCGCTCAGTAGTAACGTCGAACACGCCACCGCCAACACCTTGTTTAACCAAGTTCTCGAGGACCATGAGTGCAGTCTGGTCGAACTTCTGTTGGTCCTCCCAGAACTTGAGTGCGTCCGATGCTGCTGTCGCTTCTTCCTGGTGCGTATCGAACGTTCTTGGCCAAACCCCGAAATCGGTTTTGTTTTCACGCTCAAATCCGATGATGTCATTCACTTTGGTGAATATACGATTCAGCACCACAGGCGGCTGCCCGCGCATCTCCAGGACTCTCAGATCGTCTGGGTCCCACTGTTTGCCGTCATAGAACTTTGCATCGCGTCGTTGATTTTTGGCGTGATTGATGGTGGCATCAGCATGGTCGGCCACCCAGTCAGTGATCGTAGACAGCTGCTCCTGGATCTCGCCACGAGGGAATGCATCATCGGTGGTGATAACTGAGCTAGGCATCAGACAACTTTCCAAAGCGGCACGATGTTATCTCCATAACTGTCCACGGGACTATAATCACTTGATGATGCCGAGGTGTCAATCTCGGCGGATATGACAGCCGGGTGCATCTTGTCGATCGCCAGGCACATGTGCGAGATCGTATCAAACTTATCCCAATATCGCCCAGAAGGCACGGATATAACTTCATGGATCCACTGATCGGCCCATGATGCATTATCTGGAAGGATAACGCGACCCGATGACGCCCAGGCTTGGAAAGTTCTACCTCGTGCCAATTTGTCACTACCTGTTGGCATCCACTCCACTCTGCAGTATGCTCGCCTCTCCCGCATCCTTCTCTTAATCAACGGCTCCGTTGCTCTGCGAATCACACCCACCTCACCGAAGAACGTAAACGGCTTCCACTCCAAGATCATGTTGCACATCTGGTTCACCCAGACATCAGCAGTGGTCTGACCACTCCACCAATCGAGCACATAGATCTTATCATCCGGGCTAATCCCGAAGACGCCGAGTTCGGTACGGTCAGGGTCTTTTGCTTCGGTGGATGACGTAACTGCGAAGTCACCAGCCATATAGACACGCAGTTGGTCTCTCTTCTTCGAGTTCGACCCAAAATCAAACACAGGGAACCGTTGATCGAACCAGGCCCTCTGCAGGAACGTTCCTTCTTCGGCGACTGGCTCCTGCTGATACTGTGACCTCCACTCACGACCACGGCCGGAGTTGTTCATGGTCTTCCGTATCTCACGAAGCCTCTTCAGTGGATACCAGTGGTGCCCAAGAGCCCGCTCTTCCCCTTTCGAATCCTCGAAGATGGCCGGCAACTTAATAACCGTCCAATTGTCCTCCGTCGTCAGCACAAACGGATTGTCCTCGTCCTTCATCCACTCCTTCTCAGGCGGCAATATGCTCCCAGCCAAATCCGCCTCATGCCAGCGAGTCATAATCAGCAACTGAGCATATGGAGGCATCAAGCGAGTGAAGAATTCACCCATGTACCAGCTCATGACGACATTCCTCATGCGCTCCGAATCAGCTTCGGCGCGGCTCTTGTGAGGATCGTCAATAATACCGATATTCGCACCACGCCCAACGATCTGACTGCCCACAGAACCGGCAATGTAGATACCGCCCTTATTCAACCTCCACCGACCAGCTGCACCTGCATCCGAGCGCATCTGCACATCAGGAAACACGTTCTGATAAAGAGGGTCTTTGATGATATCACGAACGTCAGCGCCAATATCCGACGCCAAATCAATCCCCGAACTCGTAGAGATGATTTGCCACTCAGGATTCTTCCCTAACAGCCAGGCAGGGAAGCGCCGAGACGCCAGCTCCGTCTTCCCATGACGAGGCGGAGCATTAATTGCTAACTTCTCTATCCGACCATCAGCCAACCGCTCCAAGTACTCGCATATGAGCACATGATACCAAGCAGTCTTCCAATTCGGATGCGTGTACTCAACAAATTTAATCAGGGAGCTGGATGCACCCTGTCGTTTGAGTAGTTCTTCCGCCAGCCCACTAGGGGTGACCTTAGAGCGGCCCATAAGACCAACTACGGAGTCGCATCATAACCGTCAGCAGCCAAAATCTCGGGCTCAGGCAAATCCTTAGACGGCGCCGTCGGCAACTCAGCATGAAGCCTGTTCTCCTCAGACTCAGAAGCAACTGCTTTGTCCTTCTTCTTCGAGTTTTCCTTCAGCAACTCAACCAGCTCGTGTGTAGGAATCTCGTACAAGGCTCTGCTCCCTACGACCTGCTCAACCACTTGGGTCGGCTTGCCATAGCCACGATTAAGCAGCTCTGACGCCGCTTTAACTCGTGCCGAATCGTTTCGTCTGCCATCCACCATAATAGACGACAAAGCGTGTATGGCATCTTCAGTATGCTCACGAGCTAACCTCCTCAAATAAGCCTGGTGCGACTCATTTGTGGCACGCATCAAGTGTCTAGACGTAGACCCCTTCACGTGCTTGCCGTTCACCCGCTTCACCTTCGCAGCGAGTTCCTTCACCCGCTCCGGGTCAGGCTTCACATCGTTGGCTTTGCTCTGTCGTCTTAACCTTGCCATGCCCCTCAATGTATCATGATACAGGACTTTGCAAGTTGTCAATCAATTGGAGCGCCGAGGCCTGTTCTGGAAGAATTCATTAAGGTCCTTCACCGAGTACAGATGCCTGTTCTTCACCACCTTGGCCGGACGAATGTAGCCCTTAGCGATCCAATTCGACACCCAACCCCTCTTCACCGAATAACGCTCCATGATTTCAG